GGAGAAGTCATCTTCTGCGCTACGTTGGGGTTGATCCATACCCGCTCTTGCCTGCCGTTCACACGGATGCGACCGCTAGACATCGGCCAGTGATCCCACCCGAGAACCTTTAACACCTTAGCGAGTTTGTGAGGGGACACCCTCATACGGTACTCGTCGAGTATCCGGTCGGACAGGTGACGTGTACACAGTAGGCCAGCGTTAGGCGCGTACCCCGGCCACCCGTCACAGTCAGACAGTGTTTCGGAGATAACATACTCGTCTTCGCTGATCCCCTCCTTCTGCATGATGGCCTGTGCCGTGGAGAACGGCGCACGCCCTTTAGCGTCAAACGTCGGAGGGATACGGTACTCAAGCAAGAACCCACGCAACGAATCGTACCGTGTACGGATAGCGCTGATCAGCCGGACGAAGTAATCAGGGTCGTTCTCGGTGATCGCCAGTACGTCACGTAAGGTACGCTGCTTAGTGAACAGAACGTGGTAACGACGTTCGCCGTCCTCGATAGGTATCGAGTCGATATAATTGGTGAAGAAGATATAACTTGTCGTGTTGATGACGGTACTATCCCCCAGGTATCGAGTGCGAATGGGGATCACGTCGTTAGTGATGTACTGCTTGATCTTGTTGACCGCCTCCCACTTGTTATGCCCCGCGATCTTGATCTCTTCGACGATGTTCAGTTGGGAGTCTTTCGACCAATCCGTCCACGCTGATACGATGGACTCAGGACTGATTGACCTCACGTTAGCCAGGCCCATGATGTTCATCATGGCCTCACCTAGCATGGACTTACCGACCCCGTGCGGGCCTTGGATCAACAGTGAATAGTTGGCGTGGTCGCCTTCGTTCTGCACGACCCACGCTAACCAGTTCAACACCCCCTCGGCTTCGTCACCAAACAACAGGTTAAGGTGATCCGTGAAAGTCTCAACGGCGAATTCATCTTCAGGTGTCCACAAGAAGCTAGGGCAGGGGGTAGGTACACTCTTCGGGTTCCATCGGTTGACGTACCGGCGACCGCCCCATTCAAACAACTCGTCACATTGTGGCCGGTACATTAACCCCTGCACCACGGGGATTTGTGCTACTTCCAATGCGAAGCGGGTGGCCTGCATGATCCGGTTGCCTGCCTGGTCTAACATCATACGATCATATTCGGCGTTGAAGCCTTGGCCCGAACAGGTGCGCCGGTCGTCCATGTTGTAGAACGAATCACTCTCTTGCACGTACAGCCAGCCGTTTATCCATTCAGGGTTTGACCCTGTGGCGTTGCGGACGATGGCTTTCTCGCCCTTCTCGTTTAACGTACCGGCTAACAGTCGGTTACCTTGCGCCGCCGTCATACGGTGTCCGGTAACGTCCGTGATGCGACGGGACAGGACACGGCCCAACGATTGCCGGTCGAACTGGTCGAGGTGTTTATCGTTCCTGATCTTGGCGGGGATGTCTTGGCGTAGCTCGATCTCGTCGGAACAGCGGGTGATCTTGTCGACCCATGCCTCACGGTTAGCGATCTGTGTAACGGCCTTGGCCTTCTTCGCCTCGACCATCACCCACTTAAAAGTGAGGGGCGAGCGGTTAGGGGTCAGGTGCATGTTACGCCACAGCTTCTCACACTCACCGACCTTGTACTTCGGGCTGCCCTGCGACCAACGTATCCACGCCTGAAGCCCTGCTTCCTCTGCCTGGAACTGGTGATGCAAGGCGAAGCCGACGTTCAGCCATGTCTCACGACCGTCAGGGTCAACGGCGTTCAGCGTGGCCCATAACACGTCGTCGGTCAGATCACGGAGCGGTGGCCGGTAGTTGGCGAAGTCAGGCAAGGCCCGACGGTCGGGAAGGGTGGCGAGGTTGTTGCTGTAGGTGTGTAGTTCTAACAGGTTCTCGCCCGACAACTCGAAGACGCTCGGGTAATAGTCGTCGAACATGAGCGGTAATAACATCGGTTGCGCGGGGCGCTTCGAACAACTGTCGATCTTCAGTGAGTGCTTGTTGGCGAAGGCATCGACCAGTTGCGAGAATACGTTCACTTCGCAGCGGGACGCGAGGGGTAAGAATACCCGCCACCGTCGAGCCGAGGCGCAACTGTTGGCGGTCTCGTAGGCGATGCCTTTCCAGCGTCCGCACTTTATCTCGATCTCTTCAGCGGTCAGGTTCCCTTCGTCGAAGTCAAGGCACAGCACAACAATGTAGGCGACATGTTCCAACGCACGGTTGGGGCCAGACATCACACCGCTGGTGATGTACTTCCCCGTGCGTTTAATACGGTCTCGTGCTTCTTTATCGAGGGCGAACCAGTCCTCGTGACTGGCAAGGTTTGGGTGCAGCGCCGAGACATGGGTCACATTCCGGTAAACAAATTCGTATATTTGTTCTACTTGCTCGAAGGTGGCGACTCGCATATCCGTTGCGACAGCTACGTTTTCCCCGTGGCTTAATTCAAAGACAGGCATACTCTACTCTCTCAGATAGGGTTGAGAAAAAAGGGGAAAGACCCCGTGAACGGGGTCAGGCTGCGACTTTACGGAACACGTCAGGTCTCAGGTCGTACTCAGTGACGAACCCGTCCAGTGCGTCAACAATATCCAGTACACGGTGGGCGGGGATCATGCGACGGTCGTACCAACGGTGAACCGCTTGCGGTGTCATCTCAATAGAGCGGGCAAACTCGCTGATGTTCCCTTTGTATACAAGGTGTAGCGCCTCGTTGAAGGCTGACCATGCCGCTGTCTGTTGTTCTTCACACATGGCGTGGGCGTGGTTGTTTCTTTTTTCTGACATTCTATCAACTCCAGTAAACCAATAGTTAGGTACGACATACTTTACACTTGGCGTGTAGATACATCAAGTACTCGATAGTGATTTGTGTCTAGCACGAATGAGGTGCCCAAGCAACGATTACTTGAACATTTAAACGTCTAGTTGTAAACTTGCATGAAGGTGACAATAACCAGCGCATGAAGCGCCTACTGAGTGAACCACAGATAACCGAGGCAACGACGATGACATACCACACGCCATGGTAGTTGACACCAGCCGAGATAGTTTAGAGTTGCGTAAATGGTTGAGAGGTGCGGCACCTTTCGCTGACCATGTACAAGATACCCCACAATCACTGAAGGGGCCGATAGAAGTTTTCCCGCTCATTTAAAACAGTGCTCGCTGGTATCGCCCCGCACTGACGGGGCTTTTTTATACACGGTGTATAAATAATTAGTGAATTAAGAGTTTTTGGTGTTGACATAAGTTATAGCTGGCGTTAATATTTCAACCACACGTAACAAACAACGCCAATAAATAGTAAGGATTTACACTATGAGTTTAGAAAACGCGATTTTAGAACTGGCTAAGAGCATTCAAGCTAACGCAGAAGCCACTGCGTTACACGCTAAGATAGCGTCTGAAATGTTCAGTGGTGTAGCGCAGTTGACCGGCTCGGTGTCAGGCAGTGCGGGGGTTGAGGCACCGGCAGAGAAGGCCGAAGCCGAGACTAAAGCTAAACCTAAGGCCAAAGCCAAGGCCAAGGCGAAGGTTGAAGCCGAGACTGAAGCGGCTGCCGAAGTTGAGGCACCGGAAGCTCAGGAAGCACCAGCGGAGAAGGCCGAAGTTGAGGCACCGGCAGAGAAGCCCGTCGCCAGTGTAGAGACTAAGCGCGAGTACACCTTAGAAGACTGCCGTAAGATGATGATGGATGTATCCACGTCAACGGGTTCACAGGCCGAGGCCATGAAGTTACTGAACGACTTAGGCTATGACAAGATCGGCCAGTTGGAACCCGCCAAGTACGGGCAGTTGATCGCCGCAGGCAATAAACTTTTGGGTCGTGCATAAACGTATAGTTACAAAGGAGTTAGTATGCCAGTTCATCACGCCCTGATAAGCCCGAGTATGTACGACCGTGCGGCTGCCTGTCCTGCCTCAGTGTTAGCGGGCAAAGACGTACCGCGCACGTCGTCCATCTATGCCGATGTAGGGTCAGCCATCCACAAGCTGGGGGAGATAAAGCTCTCACGGCCTGAGACCGACCTGACTACGTTTATCGGCACGGCGTATGACGCCACAACCGACACCGCGCTACCAGCGGTGGAGTCAGACGACAACATTATCTACGACGCCGACATGATCGAGATGGCGACGGATTACGCAGACCGCGTTATGCAGTTGGTCGCCGACGTGGAAGGCACTCTGTACGTTGAGGTGCGGGTGTTCTTCGAAGACTTGATCGAGGGTGGGTCAGGCACAGCCGATGCCATTATCGTGTCCGAGAAACACCGCAAGATATTAGTCGTCGATCTGAAGACAGGCCGAGGTCACCGCGTCGACCCCGTCGAGAACAGCCAGCTTATGTTGTACGGGCTGGGTGCACTTCGCACGATGGACATGGTCTACGACGACTTCCGGTCGCTGGTCGATGAAGTGGAGCTGCACATCATACAGCCGCCACTTAACAACTTCGATCACTGGTCTACACCTGTCGACCACCTGGAAGCCTTCGGGCTTGAGGCGAAGACGGCGGCACAGTTGGCGATGTCACCGGATGCACCGTTCATCGCCGGTGAGACTCAATGCCGATGGTGTCCGATCAAGAACACCTGCACCGTCCGTGCTGAGTGGGCGTTGGAGTCCGTGGGCCAAGTGTTTGACACGTTCGGTGAGGCGGTCAGTCAGATGGAGAGCCGAGAGCTTGAAGTCTACAAAGCCGACGAACTGAACCCGGAGAACCTGAGCATTATCCTGTCCCGTATCCCGTTTATTAAACAGTGGTGCAGTGACATGGAAGCCTACGCCAAGACCATTGCCAAGCAAGACAACGGTCACGGTTTGGTGGGGTACAAGTTCGTCGAAGGACGTAAGAGCCGAGCGTGGTCTGACCGTGCGAAAGCCGAGGCGTACCTGTTAGACCTGGGGCTTGCCGAGGCTGACATGTACGAGAAAGTATTCGTGTCACCTGCCAAGGCTGAGAAGCTGGTAGGCAAGGGACGCCAGAAAGAATTGAAAGACTTCATCACCGAATCGCGCTCCGAGCCGATCATGGTGCCTGAGTCTGACAAACGACTCGCCATCACGTTCGCCGGTGGCGAAGAGTTCGCGGCAATCGCCGCACAGTAAAACCGCGAAAACGTATAACCGTATATCTGATAAATGAGAGAGAAATATTATGGCTAATTCAGCACCTAAGACTACACAAATCGTAACTGGTGAAGGCCGTGCTTCGTACCTGTATGTGTTCGAACCTAAACTCAACGAGCTAAACGGGAAGACTGAATACAGTCTGTCGTTCCTGATCCCTAAGAGTGACGCACAAACAATCGGCATGGTCAGGGCCGCAGCGAACGCCGCCATTGAAACGAAGTGGCCTGACGCGGCACGTCGTCCGTCTAACCTCCGTAACCCCTTACGTGATGGCGATATCGACAGACCAGGTGACGCAGCTTACGAAGGGCATTACTTCTTAAATGTGAAGTCGAAAGACCAGCCCAACATTGTTGACGCGAACGTAAGACCGATCCTCGACGCTCGACAGTTTGTATCCGGTGACTACTGCCGCATATCGGCCAACGCTTTCGCATATGACCAGAAGGGCAACCGAGGTGTGTCGTTCGGTCTGGTGAACATTCAGAAGACCCGTGACGGCGAGCCGTTAACGTCAATGAACCGTAAGGCTGAGGCTGACTTCGGGGTGTTCGGCAACGCTGCCACACCGAACGCAGGGGCTGAGGCGGCACAAGGTCAGGGGTACAACTGGGACTAACCGATCCGTGCCGTGAACACGAGGGGGCTTTGCGGCCCCCTTTATTAATTAGATAAGCTCCACAAGAGAGATGCTTATAACATGCCACACTTTCTACACATAGATATTGAGTCCCGTTCAGAAGCCAACCTTGGCGATGTTGACAAGCATAAATACGCCGAACATCCCAGCACCGAGATCACCCTCCTTAGCTACGCCGTCGATGACGAAGCGCCCATACTAATAGACTTCACGACAGGTGCCGGTATCCCGCCTTCGTTCAGGGATTACCTGACCAACCCCGACTATATCAAGCTCGCATGGAACGCCCCCTTCGAGATGGTCATGTTGCACCGCGTCCTGGGCCTGCCGATCCTCGTCGATCAGTGGAACTGCGTTATGGCAATGGCACAGACGCTGGCTTTACCTGCGTCGTTAGGCATGGCCTCCGTAGTGTGCGGGCTGCCTGAAGACTCACGGAAGTTCGAACACGGTAAGACGTTGATACGTCGGTTCTGTGTACCGAGGCAACGGGGCGACAAGTGGAACACCCCGCACTCACACCCTGAAGATTGGGAAGCCTTCAAAGAATACAACATCCAAGACGTAATCGCCGAGCGTGAAATCTTCCATCTCATACTCGACTACGTGGGGTTCACCTACCCACAATCTGAGCGGCATATCTGGCGTATGGATCAGCGGATCAACAACCGTGGGTTGCCGATGGATCGAGAGCTGATCGTCAAAGCGAACGAGGTTTACCTGACCTACGCCGAGCATCTACGCCGACGGATGCGGAAGATAACCGGCATTAGCAACCCCAACTCAGTGCAGCAACTCATGGCATGGTTAGAGAGTAACGGTCACCGATTACCTAACCTACAGAAAGCCACCGTCGCGGCGTTGTTGGAACGACCCGATGTCGAGTCAGGCATTAAAGACGTGCTACTCATGCGCCAAGAGACAGGCATGGCGAGCGTGAAGAAGTTCAAGGCCATGGCTGACCGTCTGGCTGACGACGACCGCATACGGGGCAGCTTCAAATATTACGGCGCACGTACGGGGCGATGGGCTGGCGGCGGTGTGCAACCCCAGAACATGACCAGCTCGTCACTGGGCGGTGAGACCGTCGAAGAGATGCAGGACATTCTAGCCACGGCGGTTCGTGCGGTGAAGGCGAACGACTGGCAACTACTGGACATGCTGTACGACAGGCCCGTCGACGTACTGGCCTCGGTTGTCCGGTGTGCGATACAGGCCCCCGAAGGTAAACAGCTTGTCGTGGCCGACCTTAGCAGTATTGAGAACGTCGTGCTCGGCTGGCTCGCCGACTGTGGCCCGATCCTCACGTTATACCGCACCGGCAAAGACGCCTACAAAGACTTCGCCACCAGGGTATTCAACATCGAGTACGACGAGGTACAGAAGTCGCAGCGTAAATTTGCCAAGCCTCCGGTACTGGGTTGCGGGTACGGGCTGGGTGGCGACGGACTGGTCGCGTATGCGGCGGCGATGGGGGTTGACCTGTCGGCGATGTACGAACCGCAGATAGACAGGGTCATGGCATGTGCGTCGGCACTTGGCCTGAACATGTATCAAGTCAAGAGCGCCCCGCCAGGGACGGTTAACCTTGATCTAGGGGGTAAGTCGCTCACGCCAGAACACAAGGCTACTGCCGTCGGTCACCGACTGGTGGGCATTTATCGGGACTCGTACCCTGAGATACCGGCGTTCTGGAACCAGTTGAAAGAGGCTGTGTTCGCGGCGGTACGTGAGAAGCGTGACGTTCGTTGCGGCAAGCTGGTGTACCGATACCGTGACCCGTTCCTGTTTTGTGAACTGCCGAGCGGTCGCTGCATTGCGTACCCGAAACCACGGGTCGAGATGATCAGTCACGCGAAGTTCGGCAAGATTCTAGCGTTCACCTATGAAGGGTTGAACAGTGTCACGAAACGATGGGAGCGCATGGACTCAGCCAAGGGGAAGCTGGCCGAGCAAGTCACCCAGGCATTGGCGCGGGACGTGTTGGTGCATGGCATTCAAAACGCAGAGCGTGAAGGGTTCGAGGTGGTAGGCCACGTACACGACGAAGCGATAACGCTGTCTGACGCAAGTCGTGAAGGTGAAGGACAAAGACTAATAAACTGTTTGACTACGCTACCTGATTGGGCACGGGGAATGCCCGTTGGGGCGACGGCGTGGACAGGCAAACGATACATGAAAGACTAGGGGGTAGGGTACATGAGCAGTGAAAAGGAACAAGCAGGGAAAAAAGAAGTGGAGAAGTTGGTCGTGTCACTGGTCAATGACTTGTGTGACATCGTGAACGACCCGCACCTTGTCTCGTCTGTTGACGTGAAGAAGGCGCTGTGCAACTTACTACACCGAGTAGAACACCAAGTCGATACGATCCAGAAGGTGATCGAAGAGAGGACGGTGTGAGCGACGCCAAACAGCCCGCGCCGCGAGAGCGGGACGTGGAGCAAGAACTGTGTAAAGAAGTTCTTCGACGTAAAGGGAAGAGCTTCAAGTGGGCCAGTCCTTCACACCGGGGGGTGCCTGACCGCATCGTGTTTTTACCTGAAGGACTCGTCGCCGCTATTGAGGTGAAGGCCAAAGGTAAGAAGCCGACCAAACTACAGCTTGCCGTGCATGATCAACTGAGAGGGTTAGGGGCGAAGGTTTACGTGGTCGACGACTGCGAGTCTATTAAGGGGGCGCTCGATGCATTATCAACCTAGAGCGTACCAACAGACGGCGTATCAACACCTGTGGAGCACCCCGAAAGCGGGGCTGTTCCTCGATGTCGGGCTGGGTAAATCCGTTGTCTCAGCGACAGCGGCGAAGGATTCACTCATGGCCTGTGACGTGCGGCGGTGGCTGATCATCGCCCCGTTAAAGGTGTGTCAGACAACGTGGCAATCGGAGTTCGCCAAGTGGGATCACTTAAAGTCTTTGCGTGTTGTCCACCTGCACAGTTGCACCCCCGCACAACGAGCGAAGCGACTGGGGTCTGACGGGGATATCTTCGTGATCAACTTCGAGTTGGTCGCGTGGCTGGACAAGATGACTAACGGGCGATGGCCGTTCGACGGACTAATCGTCGACGAGTCCAGTAAGGTGAAAGACTCGTCAACCAAGTTGTTTAAGACGGTAAAGAAGGCCGTGAAGGACATTGACCGCGTGATCGAGTTGACCGGCTCCCCCTGTGCACAGAGTTTGTTAGGTCTGTGGACACAGGTCTATCTACTCGACGAGGGTAAACGATTGGGTCGGACATTCAGCGGGTTCCGTACCGAGTTCTTCGATAGTGATTACCTGGGGTACACCTTCACCCCGAAAGAAGATACCAAGCAACGGATTGAACAGGCTATCGGTGACGTGTGTCTGACACTCAGGGCGAAAGACTTTCTCGATATCTCGGAAACGATCATTAACCGTATCGAGTTAAGACTCCCCGACGAAGTGCTGAAGACGTACCACGAGCTACAGAAAGAGTTTCTGGTGGAGGTGGAGGACAACACCATCACCGCCGTAAACGCCGCCGTGCTGTCAGGTAAGCTCTCACAGTTGGCGAGTGGGTCGTACTATAAACACGATGAAGAAGGCAACATCACCGGGTACGAAGTGCTGCACAACGTCAAGTTGGACGCCGTGGCTGACTTCATGGATGAACAGGGGCGGCCGTTCATTCTGGCCTACAACTATCGGGCCGACCGTGAAAGATTGAAGGCAAGGTTCGGCAAGGACATTGAGTTCTTCACCGGCAAAGAAGATCAGATGGCGCGGTGGAACGCAGGGGCTATTCGCATTCTGGCACTGCACCCTAAGTCGGCAGGCCACGGGGTTGACGGGTTACAGTTCGCAACCAACACCGTGCTGTGGTTCTCCCCACCGTGGAGCCGTGAAGACTTCGACCAGTTGAACGGTCGAGTGACCGGCGCTCGACAAGTCGGGACGCAGTTCGAAGGGGTGGCAGGGTGTGTACACATTCTCACCGCTACGGACACGATAGACACGGCAGGCTACGCCACCCTCATGCTGCGAGGTGTGACACAGGAAAACTTTTTAGATGCACTCAGGAGGTATATCAGTGAACTCACAAGAACCTGAAACCGTCGGCGTCGAAGAACTGTCCCAGATACTCGGTATCGCCACGTCCACCATACGCCATGCCATGGTGAACAAAGCGAGCTGGCTACCCCCGCATTTCAAGCTGGGGCGGCAGTGGAAGTTCAGGCGGGTAGACATCACGACGCACCTGGAGAAATTAGCTAATAACGAAATCAAACCCATACGCCAAGGGCGACCAAGGACTAGAACATGACCGACAACACAACCGAAGTTTTACACGCTACCACTACAGACATGGTGAACCACCCACCGCATTACACATCGCACCCGTCAGGCGTCGAGTGTATCGAACTGACAAGGTTCATGGACTTTAGCCTCGGCAACGCCTTTAAGTACCTGCACCGTGACGGGTTGAAAGGCGTTGACGTGCCAATGGAAGACATCGCCAAAGCACTATGGTATGTTGAGGATTACTTAGCGAGTCGAGGCTCGGTTCCTGATATGAACCAAGTTCGTAAGTACCTGCACCAATCCCCGCCGATCATGTCGGTCCTTTGGTACGGTAGCCAAGCCTACGACGCAGGGGCTATCCGAAAGGTGCGGGACATGTTACGGGCCAGACTGAACTACGCCCCGCACTGAGTGAACAAATCGGAACCAATCAGCCCCGCATGTCGGGGCTTTTTTGTGTCACCTTAGCCTTCGGGAAAGCCTGCAAGATAGCAGGGCTGGAAGGTCTGCGTATGCACGACCTCAGACACGAGGCGACGACGTTACTGTTCGAGAAGAAAGAACTAACCTTAATGGAAGTAGCCAGCATCACAGGGCATAAAGACTTACGGATGCTGAAGCGGTACACCCACCTCAACCCAACCACTTTGGCGAGGAAACTGAAATGACTACTAAATGGGATTCAGAAGATATTGAAAGCGTCGCCGCGTACTACGGGCGGGAAGGTTCATACATCGGTGCGCCGTATGTGAAGCCTAAGCCTGACCGCCTACGCAACCGGCCCTTACATGTCACACTAATTATCGTGCAAGTCTGCCTGCTAATCTATGCCGTCATGCAAGTGTATACGTTCCTGAGCTACCCCATCTTCGGCGGGGCGCTCGGGTATCTGCTCGACCCGTCAGTGAAGAAGATCACGGTACAGATGCTCGGCCCGATGTGGGCCTTGCTGCTGTTCCTGTTGTCGGGTGTCCTGGCTTTGGCGATGATGTACCCCATAGACAGGACACGCCCGAAAGATTAACGGTAGTTCTTCTCGTAGAACTCCCGTTGATTGTCAGGGAC